AGTTTCTACAGTAGTAGGTGCTTCCCCTATGTTCTCAGGGGTTACAATTTCTACAGGCTCTATCTTTGGTTTTAAGCCTATCAAAGCCCTAATCTCTTCCTTATCTAGGTTTTCCATTACCTTCTGCAAGATCGTTGGATTCAAAGAATTAAGGGCATTAATCACCTGCTGAGAATTGTCATTTTCTACTTTTTCAATTGGAGGTAATCCTAGCTTTTCTCGGATTTCGTCCTGAGTCATGTTAGCCGATATGATCGCCTCTGAGAATTCAAAAGAGATAGGCTCTGTAGGTTTTAATTCAAGATCAGCGATGATGTCATTGAACTTGAATAGATAGTTTACCACTTCCTCAAGTGCCCGCTGCTTTGCGTTTACATAGGTGTTCTGGAATAGCTGGTATGCTTCTCTCATTTCTGATCTGCCCCCTAGTTGGCCTTCTGTTTTAATTCCAAAAAGCATTGGGCTTGTGATCTTGTGACCGCTAAAAATTTCAGTTTGAACAGTCAAGTTCAAAAGGTCAAAGTGCTTATCAAGTTCCGTTCCCGATAGGTCAATTATAGAAGGCTCATTCTCTTTGCTATCGTTAAACGCTAGCATAAATTTTCCTGCGTTTTTAGATCCGCTGAATTTGTTCTGGAATTGTCGCTCGATTCTATCTTCTTCCTCTTGGCTTACCTTGCCCCCGTTAAGGTTAATTAGCTTGCTAGAGAACATCCCGTTGTTTATGGTGTTAAGGTGGTACTCACCTATCGAAATATCTAGTTCAATGTAGCTGATCGCACCCCGGTAATCAGGAAGGGAATAGGTATTTACCCCTGCACGATATTCTTTAAAGTAAAGTATCTGAGATCCTGTAGGATTGTTAGGATCAAATGCCGGGTAGGTCT